GTTGCTGTTATATGTCAATCCTTGGAAGTAACGCATACACAACGCCAACTCCGTGCCATAAGGTCTGCGCTCAAACTCAGTAGCCACACTGCCGACTTCTAGTTGTACGCCGGTGATGTACCAAGTTGCTCCATTGGTTCCAACTACGCTGGTTGCGCCAGTGGCCGAGTAATATTCACCAGCCGCCCATGCACCAGCGGTAGTGCTTAAAGTAGACCCAACACCAAGACCCCAGATAACACGCAGTCCAATACCACTGGTGGTGAGCCAAGTACCGCTAGTATCGCCAGCAATCGTAACTGTCTTTTGTTCCCAAGTATTTGCTGCACTAATGCTATAACTAAAAGGATAAGAACGGTTTTGTGCTGAGTTTGAAATTGCACCACCAAATGTTCCAGTCAAAGAACTACGAACCCAAAAAGATAGGGTAACTGTTTTAGCCGATGCTGAACCCCAGCCAAGATCAGGAACATTTAAACCTTCAATGTTTTGCGTCATACAAAAACGCTCTGCGCTTCCTACTGTGTATGCAGACAAAGAAGTTATTAGTAAAGAATTTACAAACCCAGTTGGAACAGTTGAACTTTGTTGAGCAGAGTATTTACTTGATACCGAAATGTCGGCTTTCCATCTATCCAAAGTGTACTGATTGGGAGCAGAGGGTGTGACGCTCGCACCAGCATTCCTCTGGTCAATCCGCATATCTCCGTTGATGATGCGGTTCCTAAACCCCTGGGCCTGCGCCTCTGCGTTCAACAGGGCGGGAGATACTTGCGTTAATGCCATGTCTTATGCTCCTTGTGCGGGCTCGTCAGCCGGTTCGGGGGTGTTGCCTTCAGCCACCCAGGCTAAATACTGCTGGTAGTCGGTGTTGGCGGGGTCGAGAGGAATTCCAGCGCCATCTGATAACCTTTTAATTCCAATCGGCTCGTTTTTGACAGCATTATTGATAATTTGGTATGCCATTTTCACAACTCCGCAGATAATCTAAGAGCGTTTCCAGCCCGTGTACAAGCAACTCTGTTATCAGTCAGCCCACTAAATCCAGAAAGAGCCCCTCCGGCTGTTGCTGCATTTGTTGAGTAACTAGCAATAGTCATTGTCAAACCTAAAGCACCAACACCATCGCTAGCACCATACCAAGCAGCATAGTCATTAGAACCAACAGTCGGTGTACTTCTCATTGGCGTTGATAAAGGCACACCAATATTTGTAATTTGAGTCGTTCCGTTAGTTGTTCCTGCCATCATTGACCCAGAAGACAAAACTTGATAATACCGTTGACATAAAACTAACTCCGTACCGTAGGGCCGGTACTCGAAGTCCGTTGCCGTGTTGCCTACCTCAAACTGAACGCCGGTGATGTAGAAGGTGGCTCCGTTGGTGCCGACTACGGATGTGTTTCCTGTAGGGGCGTAATAGGCTCCAGACGCCCACGCTCCAGCGGTGCCGCTATAAGTTGCGCCAACGCCCAACGAGAAAAAGATTGTTATTGAGCCGCTATTATTTGTGGGCCAGCTTCCGCTTGTCTGCCCGGGTATGGTCACACTTACTTGAGTCCAGGTATTTGCAGACGCTATGGAATAGCTAAATGGGTAACTTAAAGTTGCTCCGCCGTAGTTAACCACAGAACCACCAAAGGTTCCGGTTAAAGATGAACGCACCCAGAAGGATAGGGTTACAGTCTTAGCGTTAGCAGTGCCCCACCCAAAATCTGCAACGTTATTTCCTTCTAAATTGTAGCCTATCAGAAAATAGTCTGTAGACGTAATTGAATAGGCAGACGATGAAGTAACACCTAAATAGTTGTTAAAACCAGCGGGGGGCGGAACAGACCCAGCATTTTGTTGGACTGTCAGTTTTGAAGCCTGGGACAAAGGGAATTGCCATCTATCCAAAGTGTATGAGTTACTAGTCGGCGTAACACTCGCCCCAGCATTCCTCTGGTCGATAACCATTGCCCCGTTGATGATCCGGTTCTTAAAGCCCGTGCTGATCCCATCAGAGCCAAGCTGGGCTAGTACGTTTGCTTGTGTACCCATTATTGTGTCACTCCGTCAAGTTGTTCCTGCGTGGGCCGAGCCAGCGTGGGGTGTTCCCACTTTGCAATGTAGTCACCACGACCGTCTGAGTCATTACGCAAACTAATGACAGTTCTAAAAAGGTCTTCTTTTCGTGGGTCGTCATTAGCCAGTTCAGGGTACAAGGCAACAATTTTTTCGTATAGGTTCATTATGCGCCCCTCACCAAAAAGCCGCTCAGAAATGTTTCGTATGTTCCAGAAGTTTCGTAGTTAACACTAGTGCCGCCGGTTGTGTATACATACAGTTCTACATAGTCAGTAGAGCCGTTTAGGTAAAGCAATCCACTTACAGGGATTGACCCATAATCTTCTGCGCCTGTGCTAACTCGTCTGAGACCTCTATAAACCTCACTGCTGCCATTTTTTACAAGCGAAACATCGAATCTGGTGTATTGACCAGTAGCCCAGTTTGTTTGGACAGAGCCATTAAAAAAGTAATAGCCGGCAATCTGAGGCGTAAACCTGTAGTTTGTTGTTGTATCAAAAGCGCTGCCTACATTCAATTCTGCTGCGTTTAAGATTACTTTTGTGGTTACGCCGTTGGTAAGTGTTACAAATCCAGCGCTTGAGTTGTAGACGTGGAATGCTGGGCCGGTGTTTTGATAAACCGTCCCCAACTTAGCCTGCGTGACTGCCCCATCATTCAAATACGTACTATTCACAGCCCCAGCAACAGCTGGAATAGCATTCAACACGCTGCTGACGTAGAAGCTCTCCACCCTGACCAAGTCGCCGGCGGTGGCCCCCGAGGCCAGCACAATGGTAGTTCCGCTTGATGCGGTGAAGTCAGCCGTGCCCAGCATCACGCCGTTTCGGTAGACGTCCACATAGCCAACCGTGTAGCTTGGCACCGAGAAGGTTGTCTGTCCTGATGTTGCCGTGAACTCGGTCACCGTGCGGTAGGCCGTGGTTGTTACCCCAGACGCCGGGATGCCCAAGAATCGCACCGAGATGTTGTTGGTACCAGACGGGGGCGCAGCGGAGAAGGTCAGCGTCGTGCCAGAGACCGAGTAGGTGCTGGGGTCTTGGAGAACACCCGTAACCGCCACGATGATCGAGGAGGTGTTAGCAGGCGCAGCCGACAGCGTGAACGTAGTGTCCGAACCATCCCCGCTGAACGTGTCAGTCAGAAAGGCCGCTGTGAATGGGGTGGATCCGATGTAGGACATTATTTAGGCTCCGTCTTGCGGCAATGCCGCCTTGATCTCTTCTACCGTGCTGGCCTCATCAATAGCAGTCTGCATAGCAGCGTACTTGTCACGAATTGCCTGTCTTGCTTCTTCAGCCGAAACGGCCTCGGTAGGGATCGTGGCTTTGATGTCCAGCGGCGCAAACTCAACAGAGCGAGCAGCCCTGCGCTTGTCGTGGGCTATGCCTTTAGCCTTGGTCAGGTCGATTACGATTGCCATGTCCATGCGTTCCTAAAAGTGCGGTCAGAGGGAATGTCAGCAGCGTCCACAATCTCATAAGGTTTGCCAGCAGGGACATCCTTTGCGGCCAATATTTCAATGGTATTGCCATCTTGAGACAGCCACTCATCGGTTGGAATAATCACTGCTACGCCGCCGTCGTCTGTTGGGTAAATAATTCGTTGGTTCATGTTTGCTCCTAGCGGAAGACTGCAATGTTTAATTGGTAATAGTCTTCTTTGTTGCCAGACAAATCGGTACAAATTACTTTCAAGGCAGATGCCGTGTTACCCCTTTGAATGCTTGACTGAGTTTCACCGGCATTGTCAACGTTGGCACCATCTGCGCTGGTTACTGCAGCATAGTTTGCGTCTGGCATTGCGGTCGTAAAGTTCACTGTGTAATCGCCAGTGCCGTTGTCCGTAATACTTGACACATTGCCGCTTGCCCTTGCTACTGGAGTCGCCGCATTGCCATTTAGGTTCACCCAAGCACGGCAAGCATAAATAGGTGCAGAGCCGGTGGCGTTTAGCGCAGTTGCAATATTTGATGCGTTGGCAGAAAGAGAAAGCTTGTCGTTTGTTACAGAGCCGTCCGCCAGATCAGCAGCAGACACCGCACCCGTGGCGATTGAGTTTGTTACTATTTGACTAATTGCCATTATTGGGCCTCCAGTGCAGCAATACGAGTTTCAAGCGCAACGATTGTGGCTGCTTGCGTGTCGGTGATGGCTTTGAGTTCTTGAATTGCAGCGGTCAGAGTAGCCACCAAGAATGAAGTGTCAATGCCTTGGTAGACTGGTCTGGTCTGCTCAACGCCTTCCTCATCCACATAAGTCTCGACTGCATCTTTCTCGCCAGTAACGCAGTCAGGCACAACCGCTTGTAGTTCGTGGGCAATGAAGCCTTGACCAGCAGAACCGTCAGTTTTCCATGTGTAGGTGACAGGGTTGAGTTGAGCGACAGTAGCCAAAGCACCAGTCATCGGTGCGATGTTTTCTTTTAAGCGGTAATCGGATGAGGTGTTATAGGCAACTGCTGATGTTCCGTTTTGTGTAATGGAACCGATGATTCCTGCGTTATAACCAAAATACACAAAACCGGTGCCAGACGCAGTTCCGTTTGCATGACTTATTGTAATATCACCTGCTGGATATCGAAGTGCAATGTTTGTTCCGGCTTGAATACCGCTACTTGGAGTTGTTGTGCCTAAACCAACATATCCGCTGGAGTCGATACGCATACGCTCGGAGTTATTTGTTAAAAATATAAGAGGCGTTGACGCAGATGTCCCAAAGTATGTTTCAGTGTCTTTTGTTATAAACCTTGCTCGTAAAGTGTCCGCAGTAGCCAATTCAACGCCAGAATAACTTCCTGATGCTGCACAATTTAATGTAAGTGCTGTCGTAAGCGGTGATTTGTTAGGGGAAGTTGTTCCGATACCAACATCACCGCTGGCATCAATAACCAAAGAGTCCGCTGGTGCGCTTGCGTTGACATCAATAGCGTCAGGCAATCCTGCGCCGGGGGCCAATTTGGCTGCGGTTACTGAAGCGTCTTGAATTTGGGCTGTACCAACCGTCCCCTGACTTGGTGCAATAACTTGCGTGATCGGGCTGGTGTAGTACACGTAGATGTTAGCCGTGCCGGATGGGGGTGCGCTTGTGAAGGTGATCGTGTTGCCAGATACCGTGTAAGCACTGCCAGGATTCTGCGGGACGTTCTCAATGACAGCCTGAACCTGTGCAACGGACGCAACAGGCTTGGACAACGTAAACGCTACAGTCGAGCCGTCCCCGTTAAAGTAGTCAACCGCAGGCGTGAAAGCCTGGGTCGTTGCTGTGTTGCCGATATAAGCCATGTTGCAGCCCTATTAGGTAATGTTCAGAACAGAGGTCACGACGTCAGCTGAAGTAGCCGCGCTGGTCACAACCTTGAGCGCATCCGAGGCGATCAGCACCACCTTCTGCTCTCCGCCGACAACCACCAGAGAACCACCGACTGGCACCGTGCCGCCCTTGATGATGTAGTAATCCGCAGCCGAGCGGGTGATGTAGACGTCTGCCGTGATGGGGCTAGAGGTGATGTTCGCCACCGTCAAACCGATAACAGTGGTCTGGGTGCCCGCGCCAACCGTGACAATCGTCGCAGCAGAGGTGCCAACATCGGCGTTTACGTAAGAAGTGAAGACGTTAGCCATTTTTAAATCCTTATCCGAGAGCGATGCTCAAAGCGACCGCTGTGCCAGCGGGGTCAAAGTCAGCGGCGGTAGAACCACCAAGGTATTGTGCATTAAGGTTGTTAACCTGTGTGGTAGAAGCGATAACCAGCGGAGCCGTACCAGTAGACACCGTGGAAGTAATCTGGCCAGAAGCCGAAACCGTACTAAAAGCACCCGTAGAAGCCGAAGAAGCACCGATCGGGGTGCCGTCAATCGCACCGCCGTTGATATCGACGAAGTCAAACATCTGGATGACGTTGGTGCCGTTTACATACAGGTGAGCTTTTCGGCCATTAGGAACCGTGATACCTGTGCCAGCAGAAGTCTTAACCGTGATGCTCTGGCTACCAGTCGTATTGTTCTGGACGATGTACTGCTTCTGAACCGTCGGGACAACTAGCTCTCGTGTAGCGGTCAGACTTACAGCCGAGGTGACATTTAGCACCAGATTACGGGCCACCTGCGAGCTAACCGAGTTAGTCAAAGTAATTGTCAGGTTTGCATCTGATGGGAACTCAGGATTGCCATAACCAACGATAGCCTGCTCAAAAACGTCGCTAAAGTTGTTGTTAGTGGTCGCACCCCAAGTACCAGACTGTTCGCCTGTCGCAATCAGCTCGATTTTTAGATTACTAGAGTATGTACTTGCCATATTTACCTCATGCCGCTATCGGCAACCAATTTGAACTTTGAGCATCATTAACCGGTTGCCAGCCTGGAGTTTGACCGTCATTGACATTCTGCCAGTTCGGCGTTTGATTGTCATCTATTTGGCCCCAAACCATTACTGTTCCAACAACTCCAGTTGCAGATACCCCTGTAACTACCGCCCCGGCTTCGGCAGCAACCAAAACGTTACCGACAGACCCAGTGCTTACAAATCCTGTTACGTTGACGTTATTGTTGCTCTTCTGGGTTACGTTACCCAATGTTGCATAGCCAATAACACCGAACGTGTTAAACGCGCCGCTAGCCGAGATACTTACAGTTCCAACCTGTCCCGTACCCGCAACGCCTACTGCGTCAACCCCCGCCCCACCTGTAGCATCTGCCGTTCCCAAAGCCGTTGTAGCCTCAAGACCAGTAACATTTGCCGTGATGCTGATAGATGCAGTCGCTGTGCCTAGCTGAGTTGTACCCACAACGCCCGTAATTGCGACGTTAGCTGTGCCAGTGACAGTGGTTGAACCCGTTGCGCCCGTGGCTGTTACACCCGTGACGTTTGTGTTGGCGTCGCCAGTGGCTTGCGCCGTTCCGAGGGCCGTTGTACCTGCAACCCCCGTGACATTTACTTCTACAAAAACTACTACATCAACAGAACCTACTTGGCCGGTGGCTGCGTTACCCAACAAATCTATGGCCGCGCCAGCCTCTACAGCAATGTTGCCAAGTACTGCAGTTCCTTCAACGCCGGTTACAGCAACGTTTGCTGCACCGCTTACATCCGCAGTTCCGAGGGCCGTGGTAGCTTGTACCCCCGAAAGATCAACACTACAACCAAGACTCAGGTCTACTGTGCCAACTGCACCTGTAGCCTGAACGCCGTCAACTGTTACTTCAACAACATCCGAGCCCCAAGAGCCTCTGCTCCAAGGGCCAGAACCCCAACCTATGTATTCAATTGACGACGCCACAACACTTTACTAGGCGATGCGAATAATCGCGTTCGAAGCATCGGCAGCCGGGAAAATCACAGTAAAGTCGCCAGCCGTAGAAGTTTTGTCGCCACCGAAGTCCAGAATACAGACAGCCGGGTTGGTATAAGTATGGCCAGGGGTGCTGTTATAAATCATAGCGCCGCGAGCAGTAATCGTAGCCGTAGACCAAGTCTCGTCAGCAAAATCGGTAAAAGCCGTGGTGCCGGAAGACGAAGGGTTGACGTTGGTCAGTGCCTGACCGCCAGCCGTATAACCCGTACCAGAAGCTTCGTTTGACGACGTGTAGGCCGTGGTAGAAGCATCCAGAGTAGCCGAAGAGGTGTACAGGGCCATGTAAAAGGTATCGCCACCGGAAGCGCGGAAATCATGCACGCCTTCCAGAATCTGCACCTTAAACGAGGTTGCCATCGCTTGGGTAATTGCCATTTTATTTCTCCAAAAGTTTGACAAGCTCGGGGTGGCCTGCCTCAGTTAAACGGTTGGCTATCGTCGTCCGGTCAGATTGGATAGCCTCTTTCATATACAGCACAAGTACGTGGCGGATGCGCTCTTTAAAAGCTACGGCCTGATCCCGAATGGCGGGGTGGCTATCTTCACCAACATACAAAATCTTGTCTAACGCTCTATCTGCAACCTCTTCCGGAGTAAACCCACGGCCAGAGGTAGTTAAAACTGATACGCCGGTCAATAAAACAGGGGCTTGAACATTCATCTAACTGGAATCCTAACCTGCCCAGAACGGTAAGCATCCATACGGTTTTTACCATCACCAAGCTGTTTAAGCAACGCCAGCGCCTCGTTATACCGACTAACGTAGTTATCCATTGTGTCTTTGTCCGACTTCATAAACGCTGCTGCTTCAAGCATAGCGCCATACAACAGTACCGAATCAAAGTTATCCCCAAGCCAAGACGTACCAGCGGTAACGATAGTTTCGGGGTAGTAGAAGTAGTGCAGCTCAACTGTGTAGCCAGAGTTTGGCGTAGGGCCAAGAATGTAAGTAGTGGCATCAAACAAAGCATAGTGGGCTGGCAGACCGGTAACGGTCGGATCCGGATAAGCCTCACGGATGTAGTTCACGTCTTTGTTTAGCAGGTACTCGTACGACCCGTCAGCCTTGATTACTGCTACAGAAAAGTCAGACAAATAGTCTGAAGGCAGCGTCAGGTACTTGTTGCCGCTTGTTAGCGTGCCTGTCTGGTTGCGTCTAAGGGCTGGTAGCTGAACCGTGTTGTAAATCCGCTGTTCTGCCTGCTCGACAAACGTAGCGATCTGCTGAGCCGAAGTAAGGCCACCGGCCCCCACCGCTTGTGGGAAGTCGTTTTCTGTGAACGCTTTAATCGCAGCGGTTAGTTCGCTGTAGTTCATACTTTCACGCCTTTTATTGCGTTCATGATAGCAGGTATAACCTGTAAGTTTAGCGGGGTGTGCAGCCCAGATATCGTTTTACCCTGCAAAGGTAAAATATGGTCTACGTCCCACTGAAAACCAAACATTTTAGTACGAAGTACCGCTAAAGCATACGCTTCTTCCATGAGCCAGTGGTCGTCTTTGGTTAACCACTTAGGCACACGTTGCTTTTTGGCGGCCTGTCTTTTTCTTACGTAAGCTTGGCTTTTATGTTTATTTGCTTCGCGCCAAGCCTTTCTAGCTTCTTGCATACGTTCTTTATTTTCAACTCGCCATTTTGCGATACGCTCCCTAACCGCTTCCTTATTGTTTTCCGCATACTTCTTCTTAGCGGCTTTAACTTTTTCAGGGTTAGCAGCAGACCACGCGTTTACGCGTTGTAACTTACGTGGGTCTTTTGGGTCTGCGTAGGGCATAGTGTTGTTTAGCCAAGCTTTTTGCTGGAGTTGGTACCTTTAGTGGCCGCACCGGTACCACGGGTTTTCACCGTCTGGGTGTTCGGCACGTTATTTGGGTATCCAGCCGTGTTAGGGACGGGTACGTTTTTGGGTTGGTTGTATTGCATGTCAGCTCCTAATTGCTTTTAGGTTGTCGATATGGTAACAGTTCCTACTTGACCTGTCGCCTCTAAATTATCTGGGATTGGCAGTTGAAGTACGTTGTTAAACCCAACCGGGTTCCAGCCCCACTGAATGTCTCGGGAACCCCCTGAAGGGCCTCCATCATCACCGCTAATTGTTAGCTGCAAACCAGTATATCCAGCCTGTAAATACGATGTGTCTGGACGTGGGTCACGCAATGCCTGAGGGTCGTCTACTGGGTACAAACCTAGGGAAAGCTGTGGTTGATCTGGCTCCCAGCACTCCTGGCAAACTTTAATGTTGACGTTTTTTGTCTTAATCGTAAGCGTCTTTAGCTCTTTCAGCTGATACTGAAACCCGCACCGATCGCATATCGCAATCGCTAATTTGCCAGTTGCAAACTTAGAGGACATGGCTAGTAGAGGGAATAAATCCTTGGGGCCAACCGCAAACCAGCCTTTTCACGGTCTTCCGTGGAGGCCAGCGCCCACTGCTCTTCATACGATGCCTTAAGCATTTCAATTCGGGGGGCTGCTTCTGGAATCTTTAGGGAAAGATAATACGCAAGACCGGCAACCAAGCATGGCAGCAACCGGAAAGGTATGTCTTGAGTGTTGACACCGTTACCTGCATCTTGGATCCTCCGTAGGCGCCAGTAAACAAAGGTGTAGTAACTGCTCTGGTCAGGGGCTGGCCAGACGTGAATCTTGGGGTAGTTAACACCTGTAGGCTCTGTAGCACCAGATTGCCGATCGACCCAGACTTGAATTGGGCGCCCTTGGGCGTTTTTGTTGGGGATCGTAGCGTAAGTACTAACAGAAATACGGGTGATGTTGATGTCTTGTTGGTTCTGACCCGTACCCGTGCGCACGACGTGGTCTAGTAGATCAATGGTGTCGACGGGCAGGTTGTACTCAATCGTGCCTTGCGTAAGGGCAATAGTCCCCTCTTCAATGGTCCACAGGTTGATCCCCCTGTTAGACCACTCAATAGTCAGTAGATTAAGTGATCTTCGTGCGGTGCGCAAATCATAACCAGTACGCAGCTCGGCACCACAACGCTCAAACGCCTCTTCTACAAGGTCGTTGAGGTTCAGATTAAATGTCGATGTGCCGGTCGTAGTCATTTTCCTACTTTCCTATGTTTTGCCACCTTCTGTGCAATTCGCTTGGGTTGTTGCACAAACTGCTTTCCTGCTGCTTTACCAGCTCGTTTAGCTCTTGTTGTAGCCGCATATTCAGACGGCGTAAGCGCCTTGATCGCAGCTTCGGGTAAGTATCTCTCTCCAGTAGCATTTCTTCCTTGAGTAGACGGCTTCCCACTCTTGGTCCTCCATTTCTGGTCGGTCCATGCTTTCAGGCTTTTCTGAGGCGCTTTCATTCGTCTGCAGTAATTCTTTCAAACATAAACCGGACAATAAACAAGTCAAGAACTAAAACAGTACTGCCCGTCTCGGGGTTTGATTGCCACTCGATACCTACCATCATTCCAGTTATAAAGTAGATACCGATTGCCATTTTTAGTCCTTGTAGCCCCCACCGGCTTTTTTGTACTG